ACCACCCGGCTCAAAGACCTCGACCCGGCCACCACGCTGTTCCTCGACATCGAGGCGGGCGACCTTGCTGTGGCCGACTGGCCCGGCGACACCATCCGTCCGGCGTCGTGGCCGGAGTCGCGCGACTTCTTCGTGTTCCTCGCCGGGCCCGACAAGTCGCTGCCGCCGGACGCCGCGTTCTCGCAGGCGCACTACGACCACGTCGTCGAGAAGTTCGGCGATCCAGCGCAGCTCGACCGCTACCAGACCTTCTTCCTCGACTCGATCACGCAGATCTCGCGCCAGTGCTTCGCGTGGTGCAAGACGCAACCGGGTGCCACCAGCGACCGCACCGGCAAGCCGGACATGCGCGGTGCCTACGGCCTGCTCGGGCAGGAAATGGTCAGCGCCTTGACCCACCTGCAACACGCCCGGGGCAAGAACGTGGTGTTCGTCGCCATCCTCGACGAACGGCTCGACGACTACAACCGCAAGGTGTTCGTGCCGCAGATCGAGGGCAGCAAGACCAGCCTCGAACTGCCCGGCATCGTCGACGAGGTCGTGACGCTGGCCGAGATCAAGGCCGAGGACGGCGGCGCCTACCGCGCCTTCGTCACCCACACCGTCAATCCCTACGGCTACCCGGCCAAAGACCGCAGCGGTCGTCTCGAACTGCTCGAACCGCCGGACTTGAGCGCACTGATCGCCAAGTGCGCGGGCGCAGCCGCGCCCGCCAGCGCAGCCCATTCCGCCATTCCCGCATTTCACGAATCTCAGGAGTAATCGCCATGACCAGCAACTGGAACGACTTCAACGACGCCGAACAGCAACAGGGCTTCGACCTCATCCCCAAGGGCACGCTGGTGCCGGTGCGCATGACCATCAAACCCGGCGGTCACGACGACCCGGCGCAGGGCTGGACGGGCGGCTACGCCACCGAATCCTTCGAGACCGGCGCGATCTATCTCGCCGCCGAGTTCGTCGTCACCAGCGGTGAGCATGCCAAACGCAAGATGTGGTCGAACATCGGCCTGCACTCGAAGAAGGGCCCGACCTGGGGCCAGATGGGGCGCAGCTTCATCCGCGCCGTGCTCAACAGCGCACGCAACGTCCATCCGCAGGACAACAGCCCGCACGCCGCCGCCGCGCGCCGCATCCAGGGCTTCCATGAACTGGACGGCATCGAGTTCCTCGCCCGCGTGGATATCGAGAAGGACGCCAAGGGTCTGGATCGCAACGTCATCAAGCTCGCGGTCGAACCCGACCACCCCGAGTACGCCAAGCTCATGGGCGTGCCGCCCAAGGCCAAGACCGGTGGCGGTACTTCGGGCGCTCCGGCACAGGTTACGCCGTCGTCCTACGCCGCTACCGCTACGCCCGCCGCGCCGCAGCGCGCGCCGGTGACCGGCAAGCCCGCGTGGGCGCAGTGAGGGAGGCCGATGAAATGCTGGGTCTGCAAACGACAGGCGCGCGGCTACGGCCACACCGATGGCCGGTTCAAGACCGCCGATCCGCGCCGCTACCCCATCGACTGGGTGTTCTGCTCGCGCCGCTGCCAGGACGCCTTTCACATGCTCTACGGCAACTGGACGCGCGCGAAGGAAGGCCGCGTCGGCATCGGGGAGGTCGCCATGATCGATCCCTCTGATGTCGAACTGGCCGCGATGCGCAAATGCCTCAAGGCCTTCGGCGAGGCGGCGGACGAGATCGGCTTCGGCAAGCCCCTGGGCGACTACGCGGAAGCCGAGGCGATGCGCGTCATCGACGCCATCGTCACCTGCTACACGGAAGCGATGGTCGAGCACCACGAGGCAACCAAGTTCCCGCCCGTGCGCGGCATGGTTCCGACGCCCGACCCGATGGCCAATCCCTTGGCCGATCTGGAGGACGACCTTCCCTGGGAAGAACCGAAAGGGAGGAAGCCATGATGGATTTCAATTCCTCGTCCAGCCTGTCCGGCCAGATCACGGCACTGGTCGATCTCGGCATGCAACGCGTCCGCGCGCAGCAGCCCGCGCGCGACTACCTCGGGGCGTCGCGTCTGGGCGCGGCGTGCGAGCGCGCCTTGCAGTTCGAGTACGCCAAGGCTCCGGTCGATCACGGGCGCTCGACCTGCGGCCGGATGCTGCGCATTTTCGAACGCGGTCACGTCATGGAGGACTGCATGGTGGCGTGGCTGCGCGACGCGGGCTTCGACCTGCGCACGCGCAAGCCCGACGGTGGGCAGTTCGGCTTCTCCGACGCGCACGGTCGGCTGCGCGGACACGTCGATGGCGTGATCGTCGGCGGGCCAGAGGGCTTCCGCTATCCCGCGCTGTGGGAGAACAAAGCCTTAAGCGCGAAATCGTGGCGCGAGCTGGAGGCGAAAGGCCTCGCGGTCGCCAAGCCGGTGTACGCGGCGCAGGTCGCGCTGTATCAGGCGCACCTGCAACTGCATGAACACCCGGCGCTGTTCACCGCGATCAACGCCGACTCGATGGAGATCTACGTCGAGTCGGTGCCCTTCGACGCCGCGCTCGCGCAGCGCATGACCGACCGCGCGGTCAAGGTCATCACCGCGACCGAGGCCGGAGAACTGCTGCCACGAGGCTTCAACGACGCCACCCACTTCGAGTGCCGCATGTGCGCGTGGCAAGACCGCTGCTGGAGGACACCGGCATGAGCCAATCTCCGATGAACCAGTTGCTCGGCGAGCAACTGATCGACGTGCGCCAGGCCGCGCTGATGTTCAACCTGCCGTCGTACTGGCTCTCCCAAGCCAAGGAACGCAAGGCCCGGCGCATCCCGCACTACCGCGTCGGCAAGCTCGTTCGCTTCAAGCCCCACGAACTGGAAGCGTGGATCGTCGCGCAGCAGCCGCCCGGCGAGGAGGCTGCGGATGCTTGATTTCAACGACACGCAACCGCCTGTTCCTCGCGACCTCGACGCCGAACGCGAAGCGATCCGCGTCGAACTGCTCGTCCGGCTGGAATCAGTGCTGGCCGCGCTGTTCCCCGCGGGCAGGAAGCGCGGCGGCAAGTTCCTCGTCGGCGACGTGCTCGGCAGCCCGGGCGACAGCCTGGAGATCGTGCTCGACGGCGACAAGGCGGGCCTGTGGACGGATCGCGCCACCGGTGACGGCGGCGACATCTTCACGCTGATCGCCGCGCACTTGCGTCTCAACGCCCACGCCGATTTCCCGCGCGTGCTCGACGCGGCGACCGAACTGCTCGGGCGTGCTCCGGCGGCACCGGCGCGCAAATCAAAATCGGCGCCGCCCGTCGACGACCTCGGCCCGGCCTCCGCGAAGTGGGACTACCTCGACGCTTTCGGCAAGCTGATCGCAGTCGTCTACCGCTACGACCCGCCCGGCCGCAAGAAGGAGTTCCGCCCGTGGGACGCGCGCCGTCGCAAGATGGCTCCGCCCGATCCGCGCCCGCTCTACAACCAGCCGGGCATGGCCAGCGCATCGCTGGTGGTGCTGGTCGAGGGCGAGAAATGCGCGCAGGCGCTGATCGACGCAGGCATCGTCGCGACGACGGCGATGCACGGTGCGAACGCCCCGGTCGAGAAGACCGACTGGTCGCCGCTGGCGGGCAAGACCGTGCTGATCTGGCCCGACCGCGACAAGCCGGGCTGGGACTACGCGACGCAGGCGGCTCAGGCCATCCTGTCGGCGGGCGCGAAGACCTGCCACATCTTGTACCCGCCCGAGGAAGCGGCGGACGGCTGGGACGCGGCGGATGCCGTGATGGAAGGCTTCGACGTCGCGGCCTTCCTCACCCACGGCCCGCGTCTCCAGATGCACGACGTCGCCATTGAGGCCGAGCCGGTGATCAGCAGCGACGAATCGGTGTGGGGCACGGAGGATGCGCTGGCGTTGGCCTTCACGCGGCGCTACCACCGCGACTGGCGCTACGTCGCGGCGTGGGGCCGCTGGCTGGTGTGGGATGGGCATCGCTGGCGCACCGAGGACACGCTGGCGGCCACCGACCTGATCCGCAGCGTCTGCCGTCACGCAGCCGTCCACGCCGACAACCCGAAGATCGCCGCCAAGCTGGCCAGCTCGGGCACGGTCGGCGGCGTAGAGCGGCTGGCGCGTGCGGATCGCAGGCACGCGGCCACCACCGCCGAATGGGATGCCGATCCGTGGCTGCTCAACACGCCCGGCGGCGTGGTCGATCTCAAGACCGGCCGGCAGCGTGCGCACGACCGCGCCGACCGGATGACCAAGATCACCACGGCCACGCCGGGTGGCGACTGCCCGATCTGGCGGCAGTTCCTCGCCGAGATCACCGGCGGCGACGCCGAACTGCAAGCCTACCTGCAACGGATGGCGGGCTACACGCTCACCGGCTCGACGCAGGAGCACGCGCTGTTCTTCCTGTACGGCACGGGCGCGAACGGCAAGTCGGTGTTCGTCAACACGCTGGCCACGATCCTCGGCGACTACGCGACCAACGCGCCGATGGACACGTTCATGGAGACGCGCACCGACCGGCATCCGACCGACATGGCGGGCCTGCGCGGCGCGCGCTTCGTGGCCGCCATCGAAACCGAGCAAGGGCGGCGCTGGGCGGAATCGAAGGTCAAGAATCTCACCGGCGGCGACAAGATCTCCGCGCGCTTCATGCGGCAGGACTTCTTCGAGTTCA